AGCAACAGACTTTGGTGTTAAGCGTTTGATTGTTGACCGTGCCGGTATTCCTGCCGCAAACATACTAGTTGCTGTAGACGGTGCTGAATTCGTAGCCGAAGAACAAGATGCTGAAGACGATGCAGGTAAGCAGGATATGGTAGGAGACAAGCGTACCGAGAGCATGCTCAAAGACTTCACAAAAAATTCCGTTAAATTTGACATCGCTGAGGAAAAGTAATATGAGAGATTTATTAGATAAACTGTCTGCTATCGAAGAAGACGAAGATGCAGGGTATGATCAATTACAAAAAGATCGTGCAGAAGTAACAGTTTCTATGGTTGCACCTGCACTTGAAAAACTCTTATCCTCATATGAAGATGATGCTAAGGAATGGCATGACAGATATGATGCACTTGCAAAAGGACTTATGCAAAGAGGTTTAACTGATAGAAATTCAATTCATATGGAAATTATGGATATGGATGATGATATTGTAAGTTATGTAAACATTGATGACCTTGAGGATAAGATTGAAGCATTACAAAACACATTGAAAAATCCTGATGGTGATGGTGATGAAATTGCTAGAATGGTAGACTATGGTATAAGTGATACATTACCAAGAGAAGAATTTAGACAAGATGTAAAATATGCAATTAAACAAGATCATCCAGAACTATATAGCAAAATTTTTATGTATGATATCGGTGAAGGCACTGGAAGTAAAGTATGTGATCAATGCGAAGATGGCAAAGACGAAGACGGTAAAGAATGTTCTGAGTGCGGCGGAACTGGATATTCAGATCTTGCTGAAGAATCAGTGAGTCTACAAGAAAAAGATGATGTATTGTTTAAAGTCAAAGATGAAGACGGTGATGTATACCAGATTGTAAAATACATGGGTAGATTACAAGCATTTGATGATGATCCAGACTCAGAAATGGGCGGAGGCATGGGTCCTTATGATTACGATGAAAAGACAAGTACTATTGAACATCCTAAAGATGCGGACCTTAAAGTAACAAAAATTACTAACCAGGCAGAACAGGCAGAACAGGCAGAACAGGCAGAACCACGTCTTGGTGAATCTTGGTTACAAAACTACCAATCAATTCTAGTCCAGAGGTAAGCAATATGAAAAGTTTTGCAACATATCTAAGAGAAACAGAACTTCCAACTCAAGGTGATAACATTGATTTTGAGATGGACGAAACTTGTGTATCTACATATGTATTAGAAAGTGAAGAAGATTACATTGTTGTAGCAGGTGATCCTAAATCTTTTAAAATGCTAGAAGGCTTATTTGAAAGCAGTTTTGGCGACAACTCATTGGCTGACTTACAAATTAAAAGAGATATGGCTGGCAAGAAATCCAAAAAAGAAGAACTTAAAGCCTGGCAAGAAAAATACAACAAATACTTAGGCGGCAACGGTGATAAACTAGCAGATGGTTTTTTCGAAGCATACCTTGATACAGGTATTTTAACTGATGCGACAGAAGAAGATGAATTTAACAAAGCAGTAGATGATGTTTTTGGTGGCGACAGTGCAAGAGCAGAATACGAACTGTTTGGTAATGAAGATTTAAAGAGAAAACATTTGCCAATCACTTATGCAATGCATAAAGAATTTGAAGATATTATGGGCGGACCGGTCGGATCAAGCACAGGACCCGATGACGAAGACAATGTTATGCAAGCGGCAAACATATTAAGTCTATCCGAAGAACAACATGGATATAATAATACTGAAACATCAGTTGACGATGATGTTGAAGATGTCAATGAAGAGTTAAATAGTTTACGTCGCACACTTGGTTTAGATGAAGCTGAGTATCAAGGACGTAAAGTTAAACTAAACAAGCCTATGCAAGGCGATGTTAAAAAGTTTAAGGTATATGTAAAAGATCCAAAAACAGGCAATGTTAAGAAAGTCAACTTTGGTGATCCTAACATGCGTATTAAAAAGTCTAACCCAAAAAGACGCAAGAGTTTTCGTGCTAGACACAACTGCGATAATCCAGGTCCAAAAACAAAGGCACGTTATTGGTCTTGTAGAAAGTGGTAATATGCGGGCTAAAGATTTCTTAACCGAACGCAAGCGCCGCCTGCTTCGTAAAAGTACACAACACGCATTACCAGGTGCTCAAACAATGAACACTGACTTTTACGGTGCGTATCGTTTTGCTCTAAGTCTAGCTGGATCTCCAGACGGTGTTGATATGCCTGAAGATGGTCCTACACAAGGACGTATGGTAACACTAGCATATACACAAGGTGAACAAGAGATTATTGATACCGCCAAAAAGCGTATGGGTGTTACTACACAGCATACGTTAACCAAAGGCAAAGGCAGTAACGAACTTCCAGATGTAAACACACAAAGCATCACCGTTGCACAAGGTCCTGTCAAACGTAAAAATCGATGAACGATTTAGAACGTTTAAAAAAACTTGCCGGTATAACTGGACACGCTAACGAAAGCACACTGTTAGACAACATTAGCCATACCGGCACAGAAAAAGCTCAACTACAACGCAAGCACAACATTAAACCAGGAACTGAAGAATGGTTTAAACTCTGGTTTGCCAGACCATATCTAACTGGCGAAAAACCTATTGATTAACCAATCGTAAAATGTAACATAACTGTAATATTTTTCTTCTTGCTCTTTGTTAAATATTCATGTAATATAAAAATTACATTGTGAGTGACGGGGTAAAGCCGTCAAGCAAAGGAGAAAATTATGGATCAACTCACCTTATGGATGGCTGTTGGTTTCTTGTTCGCAGGATACGCAGTTATCGCAAATGATTCCGTACAAACATTAGGTACATGGATCGCAAGTAATAACGAAAAATTTAATTGGAAAGTTATGTGGGGAGCGGCTTCAGCCGTACTCTTATATACGCTTTGGTATGGCTGGTATGTGAATGGTGGAGACATCAGTTACGGCAGACTTAACAAAATTCCATTCCAAGAAATACAATGGTATCACGCAATGGCTCCGGCCTTGCTATTAATACTTACAAGGATAGGCGTGCCAGTTAGCACGTCTTTTTTAGTATTAAGTGCCTTTGCTTCTACATTTGTATTAGAAAAAATGCTTATGAAATCTATGATGGGATATGCAGTCGCGGCTGTGGCGGCGTATGCTATTTGGATAGTAGTAAGCAAGATACTTGACGAAGCAAAACCTGTCAAAGAAGAACACAAGAATTTGTGGCGAATAGGACAGTGGGTAACCACAGGCTTCCTATGGTTTACATGGCTGTCACACGATATGGCTAACATCGCTGTGTTCCTACCTAGAGAGATACCTTGGGATCTAATGATTTTAGTCAGTACTGTATTTGTAATTGGCTTAGGATTTATGTTCCGTGAAGGTGGAGGTAAGATACAAAAGATTGTATTAGAAAAACACAACACAAGATACGTAAGGTCAGCAACTATTATTGATGCTGTGTATTGGGTTATCCTTTGGTTCTTCAAAGAACTAAATGACATACCAATGTCGACTACTTGGGTGTTTGTGGGTCTACTGTGTGGACGTGAACTTGCTATGGCAACTATGACAGGCAAGGAAAAGTTCAAATCAGTGTTTCCACTTGTAACACGAGACTTCTTTAAGATGATGATTGGATTAGGCGCAAGCGTAGGTATTGTGCTGTTTATACATTATCTTGTTGTACCCAATGGTTGGTAATAACAGATAAGTAGTTTTATGAGTAAAGATAAAAATACAAACAAATATACTCAAAGGGAATGGGACCGCACTGTAGGGTGGGGTCCTGTGCCCGATGAATATAAGAATGAAATTGAACAGGAACAAAAAAAGACTTCTAACGAGAAGTCTGAACGTTAACTTTTTGTTCGTCTACGTGTAAAAACTTTAGCCATTCGGCCCGAACACTAATATTGCCAGGCCTCCGACGCCACTTAGCTACCAAGTGATAATATTCAGGATTAACAGGTTCTTTAAGAGGCTTCATAATCTTACTGCCTTTGCGGAAGTTGCATTCCTTACATGCAGTTACACAATTTTCCCAACTGATAATACCACCTTTGCTTTTAGGTATAACGTGATCGATAGTTAGGTCTCTAGGACTAAAAACATCAGCACAGTATTGACACTGATACATATCACGCAGATATAGATTATTGCGTGTGAATTTAACATGCTTCATTGGGTTGAAATATTCTTTAGTAACACAAATACTAGGTAATCTAATCTCTGTGCTTGGGCTACGGATCACACGATTTTCGTAATTTTCAACAACTTTTACACGATCCAAAAAGATTAATTTAATAGCCTGTTGCCAGCCAATCACACTTAATGGCAAAATACTGATGGGTTCATAGTTAGCGTTCAGTAGTAGTGTGTCGCTCATAACAATACTTATAGCCCTGTTTGTGAATGATAAGTAACAGTATTATATAGTATTCAGAGGAATAGTAACCGAAATAACATGGCTAAGAGTTTAGAAGGCGTATTGGTTAAACCTGCACACAAGCAGGAAACATATACACAGAATCAGTTGCTGGAATTTGCTAGTTGTGCTGATTCAAAAACAGGCGCTAAATATTTTTTATCAAAGTTTTTTTACATTCAGCATCCTACTCGAGGACGTTTGTTGTATGATCCTTTTGACTATCAAGACGAACTAATCGATATCTATCACGGGTATCGTTTTAGTATTAATTTGCTTGGACGTCAGATGGGTAAAACTACTACAGCCGCAGGATATTTGCTATGGTATGCTATGTTTGTTCCAGATTCGACCATTCTTATCGCCGCACACAAATACACTGGCGCACAAGAAATCATGCAACGTATTCGCTATGCATATGAACTATGTCCTAATCACATACGTGCAGGTGTTACCAGTTACAATAAAGGTAGTATTGACTTTGAAAACGGTTCACGTATTGTAAGCACAACAACTACTGAAACTACTGGTCGTGGTATGAGTATTACATTGCTATACTGTGACGAGTTTGCTTTTGTGCGTAACACTATTGCTCGTGAATTTTGGACTAGTATTAGTCCTACACTAGCAACTGGTGGTAAAGCTATTATTACTTCAACACCAAACAGTGACGAAGATCAGTTTTGGCTATTGTGGACCGGTGCTACTAAAACTGAAGATGAGTTTGGAAACAAAACAGAACTAGGACAAAATGGCTTCAAAGGCTACATGGCTCGATGGAATAGACATCCAGAAAGAGACGATGCTTGGGCTACTCAAGAACGTGCAAGTATTGGTGATGAGCGATTCAAACGTGAGCATGAATGTGAACCAATTATCTATGATGAAACACTTATTAGTGCAGTTAAGTTACTTGAGATGGAAGGTAAAGAACCAGCAGAAAAGCAAGGTGAAGTGCGTTGGTACAAACGTCCAAACTCAAACTGTCAATATGTAGTTGCATTAGATCCAAGTCTTGGTACAGGCGGCGACTATAGTGCTATACAGGTATTTGAAGTTCCTACTATGCTACAAGTTGCTGAATGGAAGCATAATAAAACTCCTATTCAACGACAAATAGTTATAATGAAAGAGATTATTGACTATATTGCAGACATTGTTGGACATAATGAACGCATATATTATAGTATAGAAAACAATACATTAGGCGAAGCAGGACTTGTAACTATTGCTGAGATTGGTGAAGAAAACATACGTGGTATATTTTTAAGCGAGCCAGCTAAAGTGGGCAATGCAAGACGATTTCGCAAAGGATTCACTACAACTGCTAAATCAAAATTGGCGGCGTGTAGTAAATTTAAGATGCTGTTGGAAACAGACAGGATCACAATTAACAGCAAGGCACTGATGAGCGAGCTTAAAAGTTTTGTTGCCCATGGTATGAGCTTTTCGGCGAAGCCAGGTGAACATGACGATCTAGTTATGGCAACATTGTTGATTGTACGCATGGTGCAATACATGCAAAACTTTGACAGTGAACTAGATACTGTACTCAAAGACAGCATGGACGACTTTATCGAACCAATGCCTTTTATAGTGGTGTAAAATATGATTATCGAAAACATACCTCCAACACAGGATTTATTCAGAATCACTGATGTTGTTTCTGCAGGACTTTCCAAACGTATAGTAGAACACGATTGGCTAAGTGAACCTCTCAAAAAACAAGAAGCACAAGAAGAATGGACACGATGGATGGTAGACGATCACAGTCTACTACGTGAAATAGATGCTCAATTGACCCTTAATATTAATCAAATAAATGAAGTATGTAATACGAACTTCTTTGTAGCAGAAGGAACTCGTATGTGGATCGATCCACCGGGATTTACAGTGCCTATTCATTTAGATGGAGTAGTTGACGAATTTACAGGAGATATTAAAGGGGTAGAACAAGCAATGCAGGCATTTTGGCTAGGTCCTGAAGAAACAGGAACCTGCTTTTATTCTACTGCTAGCAAAGATGCAGTTAGATATCGGTTTCCTTTTGAAACAAACACCGCATATTTTATGATTATTACGCCTGATTTATGGCATGGCATGATTGTACCTGGTAAAGATTACAGATTCACTACTTACACATATTTTCGTTAAAGGTAAATAGTATTATGAAAGAACTTGACAGCATAGCAGAAGCACTTTTTGATAAACTACGAAGCCGTTTTGATCGTATAAGTCTTGGTGACAAAGATGCGAAAGCTACAGATGACCCAACACAAGCACGTTTTTATAATTTCGATTACACTGTAAACGACAATAACTTTGGTAATGTTACTGTTAGCATTATCGACGATCAATCACTGAAGATTTACTTTAGCAAAGAATTATCTAATAAACTTACTAAAGAGGAACAAGATGATTGGTTTGCGTTTTTAAAAGAAATGCGTAGATTCTCAAGAAGAAATATGCTAACGTTTGATACTAGAGATATCAATCGCAGTTCATTGAATCTAAGGGACATTAAACAACAAACAACCAATGGCAATTGGAAGTCAAAAGAAGTAGATATTCAGGAAAGTAAAATGTACGGTACTAGAAAGAAAAGCTACGATCACGTTGGAGAAACACGTTTAATCATTAGACATCGAACAGAAGTTGATGAAGATAAGCGTGGCGCACGTAGTCGTAATATTGATGTTATTTTTGTTGAAAATAGTTTAGGTGAGCGTTTTAGGCTACCATTTACAAATCTGCGAGCCGCTCGTGCAGTTGGACAACATGTTGCACACGGCGGAATGATCTCAGATGATCGTACACAAGAGATCTACGCAATGGTAGAAGAAATGCAACAACTAAGCAAGTTTCTACGTGCTACACGTAATGTTGAAGCATTTGAAGACAAAGAAGTTCCTGATCTAGTTGAATGTGCTAGAGAACGCTATTACGAATGTCGCAAAGGTTTAGATAGAATGAGTACACCAAAAGGCTATCAAGCATTTTGGGAAGACTATATGGCACCAGAAATGGTTGAAATGGAAGATGAAGATGCACTCAGAGAGCGTTTTACAAAACGTTTTATTGACCAGCGCATTGAAGAAGCTCTACCATATGTTTACAAAGCATTTGCAAATCGTCCAGTTATAGAAGCCAACGCAACTGAATTTGAAAGCTGGGCCGACAAGCTAACCGAAGGTACTTGGGCATTGCCTGAGAGCGATGAAGATGTTGAGAAGTTTAAGCGTATCTTTGCTAAACCAATTCAGTTTGGTCCAGAAGGTAATGATGCTACATCTGCAATGTATGATATATTTGGTGATGACGATCTTTTTGATGATCTTGGCACACTGGCTGACATTAAAGGTCCAGAAGCCGACGCTCGTCCAACCATTGTAAGATGGTTTACTAATATACACAAAGATATAGTTACTGGTAATGCATCAGTAAGTAGAGACATTCAAGAATCAATGGCTAAGATATTTGAATATCTTAAAACTTGGCAACCAGAAGCAGAAGCTCCAGCAGAAGAACCAACTGACACAGAAGAGCAACCTGCTGAAGAGCCTGCTGACGCCGAAGCGCCAGCTGACGCCGAAGCGCCAGCTGAAGAACCAAAAGAAGAATCAGTAGACAATCTTAAAAAACTAGCTGGCATTTCATAAAATCTATTTTGGTAAAATTTTCCTTTGACTGCTAAATAAAACTAGCATATACTGTGTGTATGTGCTCAGGCAAAAACATTATGGCACATTAAAGGAGAAAACATTATGGCTACATTGGCTGAAATCCGAGCAAAACTACAAGCTCAAGAAACCCGCACAGGCGGTAACACTACAGGTGGCGACAACGCCATTTTCCCTCATTGGAATATTCCAGAGGGCTCAACTTCCCGAATCCGTTTCCTTCCAGACTCTGACACAAAGAATGATTTCTTTTGGGTAGAGCGCAACATGATCCGACTTCCATTCAATGGGATCAAAGGAGACGTTAATAGCAAACCTCAGATTGTACAGGTACCCTGCGTAGAGATGTGGGGCGATAGTTGTCCTATTCTTGCAGAAGTACGTACATGGTTCAAAGACTCAAGTCTTGAGGAAATGGGTCGTAAGTATTGGAAGAAGCGTTCTTACTTGTTCCAAGGCTTTGTACGTGAAAGTTCACTTGCAGACGACTCAACGCCTGAGAATCCAATCCGTAGGTTTATTATTAGTCCTCAGATCTTTAACATTGTTAAAGCGGCTCTGATGGATCCAGAGATGGAAGAACTTCCAACTGATTACGAGCGTGGTCTAGACTTCAGTGTTGTTAAGACCAGCAAAGGTGGATATGCTGACTACAGCACTTCTAAGTATTCTCGTAAGGAATCTGCACTTACTGAAGTAGAACGTGCGGCAGTTGACCAATACGGTTTGCATAACCTTGCTGACTTCCTACCTAAAAAGCCTAACGAAACTGAACTAAAGGTTCTAACAGAAATGTTTGAAGCATCAGTTGACGGTCAGGCTTATGATCCTGACAAATTTGCATCTTACTACAAGCCCAGTGGGTTTCAAGGTGGCGGATCAAATAGTACTTCGAAAGATAGTACTCCAGCACCAGCACCTCAAGCGACACCAGCACCAGCACCAGCACCTCAGCCAGTAGCTGAAGAGCCTGCTGTTGCAACTGCTCCAGTTGCAGAACCTGCAACTGAAGAAAGCGGATCGACTAAGAGGACTGAAGATATTCTTGCTATGATTCGTAGCAGACAAGCTTCTAGCTAAGTAGAAACAAAGAATATTATACTGCGAGTTCCGGCAAAAATCTCCATTCGGTAACCAGCGAGATCTCGCAGATTCTTTTAATAAGGTAGGAAAAAATATGGCTAAACCATTTGACGTAAGTAAATTTCGTAAAGATATTACAAAGTCAATCAACGGATTGACAATTGGTTTCCATGATCCAACAGATTGGATTTCAACAGGAAACTATGCACTAAATTATCTTGTCAGCGGAGAGTTTGACAAGGGAGTTCCTATGGGTAAGGTAACTGTATTTGCTGGCGAGAGCGGTGCAGGCAAAAGTTACTTTGTCTCCGGCAACATTGTTAAAAACGCACAAGAGCAAGGTATCTTTGTTGTGCTAATTGACAGTGAGAACGCACTAGACGAAGCATGGCTACATGCACTAGGTGTTGACACAGACGAGAGCAAACTGCTAAAACTAAGCATGAGCATGATTGACGACGTTGCTAAAACTATTAGCACGTTCATGGCAGACTACAAGAGTATGACCGAAGAAGAACGACCTAAGGTATTGTTTGTTATTGATAGTTTAGGTATGTTGCTCACACCCACTGACGTAGATCAATTTGACAAAGGCGATCTAAAAGGTGATATGGGTCGTAAGCCTAAAGCACTAACAGCATTGGTACGTAACTGTGTTAATATGTTTGGATCGCATAACGTTGGTATGGTATGTACTAACCATACATACGCATCACAAGATATGTTTGATCCAGATGATAAGATCTCAGGCGGACAAGGTTTCGTGTATGCATCAAGTATTGTTGTTGCTATGCGTAAGCTCAAACTCAAAGAAGATGAGGACGGCAACAAAGTAAGCGATGTGAATGGCATTCGTGCCGCTTGTAAAGTAATGAAAACTCGTTATGCAAAACCTTTTGAAGGTGTGCAGGTTAAAATTCCTTATGAAACAGGTATGAATCCTTACAGCGGTCTTGTAGACTTATTCGAGAAAAAAGGAATTCTTCAGAAAGACGGTAATAGGTTAAAATACATCTCGTCAACAGGTGAAGAAACCAAAGAGTATCGTAAAGCGTGGGAACGTAACGAAAACAGTTGTTTAGATTCCATAATGCAAAATTATCGAGAGCCTACCGTTCCGGAGGTAGATACTGAGCTAGAAGAGGCGTTTGAACAAGAGGTTTAATATGAGCGAAGTCGTAGACACGGAAAGTCTGGTAACAACATACACTATCTTAATCGATTATGTTCCATCTGGTAATCGGCAAGGAGCCGCAGATCATTTAATGGGATTACTAGTTGATAGCATGGATGAGATTGAACTACAGGAACTAGTGAAAGCTATTAACTGTGATTATCTAACCAATGCTTATAACGAGTATGATTTTGATGATTATGTAGATGACGAAGACGAAGACGAATGGAAATATGACGAAGAATGATTTATGTGGTATAATCGTGTAGTTAAAGACCTTGGTGAACTGCCTGCATTCATTGCATACTACGAAGCTGAACTTGAAAAAGCACGTAAAGATGCAAAGATATCAGGCATCATTGAAATTAACTTAAAAGAGATGCCAGGAATAACCGAGCACCGTTTTAATCAACTACAAGAGATTGAAGCGGTGCTCGAGTTTCTCAACATACAACTTAGAAAAATTCGACGTAAACATTTCCAAAAATATCTAGAAGGATATGCTCGAGCGTTGAGTAGTAGAGACGCTGAAAAATATGTTGACGGCGAAGACGATGTTATTGATTTTGAAACCCTTATCAACGAAGTGAGCTTGTTGCGAAACAAGTGGTTAGGTATACACAAAGGATTGGATAACAAGCAATGGATGCTCGGACATATTGTAAAACTACGTACGGCGGGCATGGAAGATGTTACACTCCAATAGTATTAGAAAAAATTTAAATCGATGGGAAGCATTACGTGATGCTAAACCTAAAGCAGAATGGCAGGACATGTTTAAGCTACAACGTTGGCAAGCAGAACTAGACATGTATGCACTACAACTTAGACAACTCACGTTATTTGCAGATAACTTAACTGAATACGATATCAAGCAATTAAATCAAGAGTTCAGTTCTAAATTAGATAATTATAGTAAACAAGTAACATTGGATATTCTCAAACATGGATCATTTTGTAAGCCCTCATCAAAGTCATCTGCATAGTCTTAAAACACTTAATCAAATATATCAGTACGATAGTTTTCTTGACAGTATTAAAAACATTGCAGACTTTGGATGCGGATCAGGATTAGACACTAATTGGTGGGCTACGCTTTCTACTAGAGATGATCCTCCTCAGCCTAGAAACTATAATGTAGCTTCTGTTGATATAGTAGACAAAGTAGACCCAAAAGTTAAAGAACTAAAAAATGTTAAACTAATAACCAACGACTTCGAAAAAGAAGGTGTTGTTGGCAATTCAATTGATTTGTTATGGTGCCATGATGCGTTTCAATATGTAGTGAATCCATTACAAACTCTTTGTAACTGGAACAAGATGATGGTCAAAGATGGAATGTTAATCATCATTATGCCTCAGTATGCAGGATATGTCAACAACAAAGTTCATTTCCGCATATACAACGGAACACTATATCCACATAACATTGTTAATTTGATGTACATGCTAGCAGTATGTGGCTTTGATTGTAATGATGCATTTTTTAAAGTAGAGGTACATGATTATGTTCCTTGGATTCATGCGGCAGTTTACAAAGCAGGAGACCCAATTGATCCTAAAACAAGTTTGTATCAACTAGCAGACATGCAGTTGTTAAATCCAAGTGCAACAAAAAGTTTGGATGCTAATGGATATATTAGACAAGAAGACTTAATAACAAGTTGGTTTGACAAGGATTGGCACAGACACGTATTATGAAAGTATCACTAGTAACAGGTGGGTTTGATCCTATACATAGCGGTCATATCGAAATGATACGTGCCGCTAGAGAATATGGCGAACAAGTTTGGGTTGGCGTAAACAGTGACGAATGGCTTGTTCGCAAAAAAGGTTTTGTGTTTATGCCCTTTCAAGAACGGGTGTCTATTATAAAAGCACTGGCTGATGTAGATAAAGTTATTAGCTGGGACGATTCAGATGGAACAGCAAGTGGTGCAATCTTTAAAGCACTGAGTTTGGGTGCTAGTGAAGTAGCATTTTGTAACGGCGGCGATCGGTCTGACGTACAAGCTCTTCCTAAAGAAGAGCGGTTATGGGCATCGCATCCTAAGTGTGAACTTGTTTTTGGTGTTGGCGGCACTGACAAACGCAATAGTAGTAGCACACTAGTAGAAAACATACAAGCACCTAAAACCATGCGTCCGTGGGGTTATTATAAGGTAGTTTTTGAATCAGAAGGTGTTAAAGTTAAAGAATTAGTAGTCGATCCGGGACAGAAATTATCTATGCAACGTCATACCAAGCGCAGTGAGTTTTGGATGGTATATAAAGGACATTGTGTAGTCAATACTCCAGATGAAAAGCAAGAGCCCACAGTTATGGGTCCTATGCAGAGTACGTTTATTCCCAACACAATGTGGCATCAGTTAATGAATCCATTTCCTGAACCTTGTCATGTTGTTGAAATTCAATATGGGAAAGAATGTGTTGAAGAAGATATAGAAAGATGGGAAGAGTAATTACTACTCTTCCCAATAATTCTTAGTTAGATATATTCCAACGCTTAAGAAATTCTTTTTGTGTGTCTGGATCAAGTTGATGCCAATGCTGACGAATAACATTCTGAGCATGCACTTCGCCCCAGGCTTCCATCTTAGCCCAAAACTTCTTACCAAAGCCTTTAAAAGGGTTGTCTAATGTGATTGTTTTGTCAAGTACTGTTACGGTCATAGGTTTAATCCTCTTAATTTATTATTACCAAAATGGTTACCATAGCGAAGATTGTGAAGTCTGCGCTCTAGATCTGCATGATCTGTAGATTGTCCGAGATATTCTTCAATATCTCGAGCATTGTTAATACTTTCGAAGAAATTCGCCACTGCTCGTAACGGTAATGTCATCCAATATAGGATTGTATTCATTCTTTTTACTCCTGTATGTGTATGTGTGCTTGAGGAGAGCAATACCCCGGTCTCTTCCGGCGTCACCACGATACCTGTCTTTCAGTACCACTTGTAAGGCATGGGATATGCCCTAGTCTTTCCTAGTGCCACTCATTTTTTATGAGCTGAGGTCGCTCAATGTTATTTATTGTAGTAATGCCCAATTTACAACAGTTGTTTGGGAAAAACACTATTGCTATTTTAGCATTAATACACTAATCTGATAACAAATTGTTAACAGATATGCAATAATACGTGGTATTTACCTGTTGCACTGCAAAATAATTTAAAGTTATAAAATGGCAAACTAACGGTTGACATCACTAAGTAAGTCTGCTATATTATACAAACTAAACAAAGGTGAGGTGACTGAGAGGCCGAAAGTGGCAGATTGCTAATCTGTTGTACCTAGCAATGGGTACCCAGGGTTCGAATCCCTGTCTCACCGCCACTCTAAAAAGGATATGTTAATGAAGTTAATAGATAAGTTATCAAAGGTCGATGAAGATATCACCATCAGACAACTAGACAACGGTTTTGTATTTGAAGTCGGTGGTCGTGACGATGACGATGAATGGGCAACGGCAAAGATTGTGTGTAACGATCTTGCAACTGTTCAAAGTTTAGTTGAAGAAGCAACAAAGTTACCTCGCAATACCTAATAACATTTAAGTTGGTACACAATATGTCTGCCCTTAGCTCAGCTGGATAGAGCAACAGCCTTCTAAGCTGTGGGTCAGAGGTTCGAATCCTCTAGGGCAGGCCACCGCCCACGTGGTGAAATCGGTAAACACAAGGGACTTAAAATCCCTCGGCATCTGCCTTGTCAGTTCGAGTCTGACCGTGGGCACCAACTTAAAGGAGAATGGTATGTGGATTGATGTAAATGAAAGATTGCCTAAAGTAGGCGAAAATGTTTGGTACTATTTCGAAATAGTAGGCATTCATAGAGGATGGTATGAAGGTATATACGTAGATGACTATGGTACTGAATATCCTGACATGCATGTATTTGCATGTGACTATGGATGGTTAACTGGTGATGTAACTCATTGGCATCCAGATCAAGATGAGGAGCCGGTATATCCGACTGTTCATTAAGTTGTAGACGACCCCTTCGTCTAGTGGTTTAGGACACCGCCCTTTCACGGCGGTAACACGGGTTCGAATCCCGTAGGGGTCACCAAGGTCCTGTAGTTTAATGGTAAAACACCCGCCTTATACGCGGTTAGATGTCTCCAGATTAGAGAGCGATCCCGGTTCGAATCCGGGCAGGACTACCAACTTTTTGTATAACAATGTTATCTAAACAAGATTATTCACATATCAATACAGCGTTTGAAATCGCTAAGAGCACCGAGCGTGTTCGCGGTAGTCGTATGGCAGCGGTTCTTGTACGCAAAAACAAGGTAGTAGGTGTGGGCTTCAATCATATGAAGTCGCATCCGTTTCAGACCAAGTATGCTCGGAATGAACACGCAATATTCTTTCATGCTGAAACGCATGCTATTAAGAATGCACTACAGTCACTTAACGTTGATGATTTAGAAAAGTGTACCTTATATATCGCACGAGCTCGTAAAGGTGATGGCAAAGATAAGCGCCATTGGGAATATGGTTCCAGCAAGCCTTGTACAGGTTGTGCTCGTTGTATCAATGAGTTTGGCATTCGTCGTGTAGTCTATACTGAAAACGGAAACGAAGTGGTCATGCTCGATAATTATGATCTAGATATTAAAGGTTATAAATGACTTTGATAAATATGTTATCATGAGATACTTAGATTTTAAATTACTACCAGAAACTAGAATGTATGTAGAAGCAAATTCTGAAGCCGAGACTGCTAAGAAGGATTTAACTACATTAGAAAAAGTACTCACCGATCTGCCAGCAGAACAGAGTCAAACCAAAGAAAATGTTATCGGCAAATTACAACAGATGTCATCAGCTGTACAGAATTTTATTTCTAAAATAGTTGGACATCCTGTAAAAGAAGATAAACTTGATGATTCTATTGCAGGTCTAATAGACACTTTAAAACAACAAATACAACAAGTAGAAGATTCTGATATAGATGAATCTGCAAAATCAAAGTTTATTGCTCCTATTAGGCAAAATCTTGAAGCACTTACAGGTCAAGTAGAAAAACTTACTAAAGTAAAAGACCAAGCAGTTGCTACCGCTGAAGAAGCAAAAGCATTTGTTCAGCAAGTAAGTGGATACTTAGTTACTCTAGGAAATAAAGTACAAGGTTATACTGAATCTGACCTAGAATCTTTATCAGGCAAAGAAAGAGCTTTAGCTAAATCTGCCGCAGTAAATGCTCAAAAATTTAGCAACACACTTAAACAGGCTTTGTTTGGTAAGATTGTTGATATTCAAGAACAAGGTATTAAACCAGACGATATCAAAACATTCTTGCAAGCATGCGTTGACGGTGAAGTTATTGATATGAAGCAATTAATTAATAACAGCACAGGAAACGTCAGAGACTTTGTAAAAGAACAGCACCTACGAATGTTTGATATATTCGTTAATCAGAATATATTCAGCTATAGTCCTGGGTCAACTTCTGGCAACATTGGCCCTGGAGAGATGGCACTTTCAATGATGGGTAACCCTGCAGAAAAAGGAAAAACTGGAGATCTACTAATTGATGGAAAAGAACTTGAAATCAAAGCAGGCGGCGTTAAAGGATCTGGTGGCAGATTGAATAGTAAAGCGTTGACTAAACCTACTACAGGATGGAAAGTTTTTAGCAAACATATCTCAGAGATATTACAAAATGCACCTGACGAACCTCTAACCCGTGTGCCTAATGTAAAGACTGGCAAAGTAGTAACTATTACTAAAAGTCTAAAAGGATGGGATGGAAACTTCAAATCAGCTTCAGGTAAAACAGGTAGTGCTTATAACTTCTTACCAACGATTATTCCTTTGCTAAATTCAGAAGTACTAGGACCTTACAGTGATAAACAAAAAACAACTGAGTTGTTTGTAGAATCGTTTAAGGCAATGACAGGCAACTGGGACCAACTAAAGATAGAAGGTACTACACCAGAAGCATTAATCGCTGATGCTGTTAAATCTGATGGTACTACAGAATTTGTTGACATGGCAAAAGCATGGGCTAGAATTGCATACGAAAGTTATCATTTAGCAGACGGTATAGAATCGATTATGTTCTTACGTACAGATACTCTTAACTTTGTTATTGTGGATGACGGCACTGACTTTATAAGAAACTTTGGTAATCTTAAAGTCTCAGGTTTTGTTTGGAATGATGATCAGCAAAATCCAACACCTGGATTCCTGCCAGCTACATAGAATCTTTAATAATCACTTCCCACACAAGTAATACCCAAACAGGTAACATCCATGCGAGTGCTAACAGTAAAACTCCGTTTGGATTTGACATGATTATACTATAGATGATTAGGGTCAATAGACCCAATGCTAATTTAGAATTCATAATTACTTAACCTTTAAACCAACTTTTAACTTTAGCCCAGAGACCTTTGCGAGGTTTTTCAACTTCGACAATTTTGTCAACTTCCACAAGTTTCTCAACTTCGACAACTCGTTCGACAACCTTTTCAACTTCGACGATCTTTTCAACTTCGATTGGTTTTTCAATTTCTACCACACGTTCCACTTCACGCTCTATAACAACAACTTCAGGAACTTTGGTGTTATCAATTTCTTCTTGGGTAGGTAATTTGATTTCTTCTTGACGTTTTAATTGCTGAACTCTTTGAAATGCAATATCAAATGCTGTTTTACGTTGCACATTGATTTCATGTATCATGCCTTGAGATATTTCGTCAGCAGTTCCAACTCTTTTTAGTATGCGATTCCCAGCTTCTAAGATACGTGTCTTATCCCATGGGATATCTTGATTAGTGAGTGTGATGTGTATAATGCTCTGCCCTCCAGAATTTAGCATCAGCACATTGTTGTTCAATGTGCATTGTCCACCTTGCTTGGCAATGAGATCTACCGGACCTACTGTTTGTGCAGTATAGTGCGGTGCGCTCATTTTGAGCAGTTCATTTTCAGCTTCTTGTAAGTTCATAACTTAATATTTAACCGTTTTATATAGAAAATAATATGAAATCTTTCGGTTATGTTAAATAGAACTACCACAGCCTAGCGTAATTTGCTGTGGTTTTCATTGAGTATGTGTTATATACTCATATAACATACACACATTCAAAATAAAACTAAGGAAGGTAAAAGATGAATAAATTTAGTATTATTGCTGTCTCTATGCTAGCAATTTTCGCTACCAATGGTGTTGTAGCTGACGAAGCTAAGACACCAGTAACTGCAAAAGTTTTTGGAGAAGTTCGTGCATTTGTTAACGTAACTAGCCAAGACAATGTAGATGCTAGTGTTGAAAGCTCCAGCTCAAAAATTGGAGTGGTAGCAAACGCCGATGCTTCTGATAATATCAGTGTGTTCGGTGAACTAAGTGCTGACGTTGATGTTAATAGCAGTAGTGCATTAACAACTCGTTTTGGATATGCAGGTGTCAAGCACGATACACTTGGTGCAATTAGTCTTGGTAAGCATATGAGCATCATGGAAATCTTTGTTGATAAAGGCGACCAGTTTTTCGAAGGCGGAAACGCAGGCGTACAGAAGCAAGACTTCTATCAATCAAACAGTGTACGTTACATGAACAAGATTGGCGATATTGAAATCGGCGGACTTGCTGTGATGACAGACGATGCACAAAATGAAGCAATCGACAGTTTTCAGATTGGTGCAGGTTACGCTGGTATTGGTATTGCATATGCATATAACAATTTAACAGATATCGGACACTATGGTATTGGTGCTGAACGTAAGTATGGTCCAATTCTATTAGCTGGTAGCTTGAGTATGCAAGATGCGACGACAGACGTAATCGGGTATGAAGCAGTTGTTGGTTATGATGTAACTGACGCAGTAACTATCAAA